GCAAGTTTTAGCGACATGGGCACAGCTGCAGTTTCGGGCCTGTCGCCGTTAATCAAACAGTTAGCCGGTATCCCACGGCCAGCGGTTGCATAATGACTGTTTACACCGACCTGTTCAATGAGGCCATAGACGACCTGGCGGCAACTTTGGCAACGATCACTGGCATGCGTGTGGTATTCGACCCAGAGAAAATCAACCCACCGTGCGTGTTCATTGACGCCCCCAGTTTTGACGCCTTTAACTACAACATCGTCACGATGAATTTTTCGGTAAAAGTAGTAACACTAGGGCCAGGCAATTTAGACGGCTTACGCAACGTTTTAAGCATGTGTGCGGCGGTCCTAGCAAAGAATGTGGCAGTGAAATCTGGGCGCCCTGGCTATGTGCCAATTGGTGGACAAACTTTTGCTGCTTATGACCTATCCATTGACGTACAAGCACAAGCAGGGTGATTATGAAATACACAATTATTAGCGACAAAATCGGGACCGTAGGCACAGAGTTTGTGCCTGGTGCCGGCACGAACATTGAAGCATTGTTGGCACATGGCTTTATCAAATCTGATGAAGTTGCTAGCGACAGCCCAGCCCCAAAATCTGCTAAAACTAAAGCACAAGCGAAAAAGGATTAACCATGGCAACTTCGACATATCTTTCAAACCCAGGCGTAATGGTGAACAGTGTCAGTTTGACTGATCAGTGCACCTCGGCCACGGTCACCAACAAGGCCAGTGCTTTGGAATCAACCGCTTTTGGTTCCACTTCAAGGGTGTACGTGGCTGGGTTGTTCGACCAGGAAATCCAGTTAGAGCTGTACATGTCCTATGCGGCCACCGAAACTTACGCAACGCTTGCAGCTCTAGTTGGCACCACCACCACCGTGAAGGTTTCTAACACCGTTGCTGGTTTGACCACGCCCAGCGCAACCGAACCCTGTTTCACATTGACAGGTTGTTACCTGGAAGAACTACCAGTGATTGACGCCAAAATGGGTGAACTTAGCACTATCTCAATCACCTTTAAGGGTGGCGTTCTCACCACCGCAGTTTCCTGATCTAGCAACCCCAACAGCAAAGGCCCGACATGCAACTAACACTTAGAGTCGACCAGGGCGATGGCCCTGTAGAAGTAAGCACCAACCTTTTCACAATCGTTTCGTGGGAACGCAAATTCAAACGCAAAGCTTCAGACATGTCTAACGGCATTGGTATTGAAGATTTGGCGTATCTGGCACACCAGGCATGTCAACAACACGGCGTTGTTGTGCCGGTGGTGCTAGATGATTTTATTAAGAAATTGGTGGTGCTTGAAGTTGTCAGCGATGAACCTGACCGCCCTACCTTGCCAGTACCTACCGATTCGCTTTAGCACAACTGTTAGCAGCGACAGGGTACTGGCCACCTGAAGTAGAGTTTGACGTTAACGATCTGACAACAGTCATTAAAGTCATTAACGAAAGCCGAAAGTAGCCATGGGCGTTAACACATCATTGCAAGTTGACGGTGTTAAAGAAGCAATGCGTTATCTGAGCAAAACAGAACCAGCGTTCAAAAAATCTTATGTGGCAAACATGAAGGCTGTCGCCAGGCCCATGACCGACGCCATGAAAGCCAACTATGACGATTCCAGATTCCCCAGTGGCACCAAACGCAATTGGGCACAGAACGGCACCGTAAAGTTCCCATTAACTGCAGCTGCCGCAGTGAAGGGTGTTTCGCTTCGAATCAACAACAAAAAGTCTGGCGCCGCTTTTTCGGTAATGCAAAAAAACCCTGCTGCCGCAATCTTTGATATGGCTGGCCGTGCCAACACAAACCCGTTAGGGTCAGCGTTCAGCAACAAATTTGGGCGTACTGCCAGCCGTGTTATATGGCCTGCTTTTGAAGCAACCATAAACGACATTTCTGGTGAAATACAAAAATTGGTTGACGGTGTAATGGAAGAAGTCAACAAAAATATGAAGGTGATCTGATGGCTGCTATATCCATTCCGATAGTCACAGACTTTGACAGCAAAGGTATTGACCGTGCAGTTAGAGAATTTAACAAACTAGAAACCACAGGACAAAAAGCCCAGTTTGCTATCAGCAAAGCAGCAGTGCCAGCAGCTGCAGCATTGGGTGTTCTCGCCGACTTTGGCGGTGACGCTGTTAAAGCGTTCATGGAAGATGACAAGGCCGCCCAACTGCTTGCCACCAGCCTGAGGAATACGACAGGCGCAACAGACGCCCAGATTAAGTCAGTCGAAGGTTTCATAACTAAAACCAGTATTGCTGCCGCCGTGTCCGATGACGAACTACGGCCAGCATTAGACAAACTTGTGCGTGGAACTGGTGACGTTACTAAAGCCCAAGATTTATTAAGCCTGGCGCTAGACATTTCTGCCGGTACAGGCAAGGACTTAGGCAGTGTGTCTGATGCCCTGTCAAAGGCTTTTAATGGGCAACTGGGGCCGTTAAAGAAACTTGACCCAGCCCTGGCAAGCCTGATTGAAAACGGCGCTACGACCGATGAGGTGTTTGCCAAATTAGGCACAACTTTTAAGGGTGCCGCTTCGACGTCAGCTAACACTGCTTCAGGCAAAATGAAATCGTTTAGTATCCAAATGGACGAATTTAAAGAGTCCGTTGGTGCTGCTGTCATGCCGATTATCAGCAAACTGTTGCCAGCATTCAAAAAGATTGGTGATTGGATTTCAAGCCACGTCGGTTTGGTAGTTGGTATTGGTGTCGCTATCGCTGGTATCGCAACTGCCGTTCTGATCACTAACGCAGCAATAACAGCCTGGAACGCTTTAGTAGCAATTACTGCTGCTGTCAATGCTGTGGCCGCAACATCATTTAGCGCCCTGTGGGTGGCCTCAGGTGCTGTGCTAATTCTTGCGGTGGTTGCAGCCCTGGTTGCTTTACAAGTCAAGTTTGACATTTTTGGCAAAACGATTGACGCCATCAAAGCAGGTTTTGACGCAGTGTGGGCCGCCATCAAATGGGTGTTTGATTGGGTCAAAGATCACTGGGAACTGCTACTAGCAATACTTACTGGCCCATTCGGTTTAGCAGCTTTAGTTGTCATCAAATTTAAAGACGACGTTATTGCTTTCTTTGGCAACATTATTTCGTGGGTCACCGACCATTGGAAACTAATACTTGCCGTTATCACTGGCCCATTCGGTTTAGCGTTTGGCGCCATTCTTTATTTTAAAGACGCTGTTATAGGCGTATTTAGTGGGCTGAAAAATTTGGCTGGAACAATCTTTGATGGTATTGGTGGCGCTTTTAAAGGTGTCATTAACGCTGTAATTTCTGGGCTAGAAGGCGGCCTGAACTTTGCCATTAAGGGACTCAATACAATTCTTGACGGTATCGACACAGCTGCAGGGCCGTGGGTCAACTTTGGTTCTATTCCCAATGTCAAACTACCTAGACTTGCCGAAGGCGGAATTGTTACCAGTCCCACCCTGGCAATGATTGGTGAAGGTAACGGCCCTGAAGCAGTTATTCCGTTAAATCGTGCCGGTGGCATGGGCATGGGTGGCAACACGGTAAACATTACGGTGACATCAGCAGACCCCAACGCTGTGGTGGCAGCACTACAAAAATGGGTTAGGAACAACGGCGCTTTGGCAGTAACAACTAATACGGCGGTCAGGTTCTAATGACAATTAGTTTGCAATGGCGCATTAAATACTGGCCTAACACCACAGCGGCAGTAGACCTGACTACTGACGTGCTAAGTCTAACTATTGATACCGAAGTTAGTATCGGTTTGTGTGGTCGAAGCGTGGCCACCATTTTAATTGATAACAACGACGGCGCTTTTACGCCTCAGGGCACTGGAACATACGCAAACATTGACTGGTTTAAGGTTGCGTTTCAGATTGAACAAAAGTCTGCTACTGGCAGTTATAAAACATCTTTTGTTGGCATGGTTAATGACGCCAACTTTGAATTTGTGTCAATTAAAGAATCAAAGCTCACTTTGTCTTTAATTGACATTCTGGCTGTGGGCGGTAGGTCTAACGCTACAACAGCATTTGCCACAACTATTTTGTCAACTTCAGCCAGTCAAGCATTAGGGTTTTTTTATAACGGATACACAGATTCAGGCAATGTTTATTATTCTGGTATTGATATGCCGTTTATTGGTGGTACAGCAGAATCGACGTTATCTGTTAATGCTACAACTACCGAAAAAACTACTGTTACTAATGACGACTTTCCTGCTGGCCGTGTAGGTGACTGGACAAACAACAACTTGCTAGTCACTGGTCCTGGCACCGCCTATGCAACTGGCTTGACTTTAATAGGTACTGTTTGGCGTTGGGATTGTCGATACGTTGATTTTGATTTAAATCAAATTAGTGGCAATGCCGAAACCTACATTTTTAGTGACACTGCCGCCGCCCTCGTTTCAGGCGAATTGCCTTATACAGCAATAGATTTACAATTTGACTATGACATGGTTATTAACTCATGCACAGCTGCCGACCAGCGCAGTGTGTACATACAAACAACGGTTACTGACACTGCTAGCACAGCCAAATACGGCACCCGAACTGTCGCCTTTAACAGCCTGTGTACAGAACAACAAACAGACGTTAACCGTGTAGCAAACTTTTGGCCCAATCGGTACAGCACAGCCCGATACACCTGCAAAACTTTGACAACATCGCTTAGCACTGTAAAACAAGCAGTTGATAACAATTTTGCTAACGATCAATTCAGTAAACTTTTGTCGCCTTTGCAGGGCATTTGGCAGCGGGCAGAAGTTTCGTATGTTGCACCTGGTCAGTCAACACAAAAGACGGAATTACTAGTTATTAACAAAATACGAATTAACGCTACACCGTCGGATACAACTGTGGTTGTCGGTTTTGTGCCTGGTGTTGATAACCAGTCGTTTGAATTGAACAGTTCCACCTACGGAATACTTGACACCAATAGACTTGCTTAAGGAGAAAACATTATGACGACCCCCCCAGATTTTACTTCAGGCTCAGTCCTGACGGCGGCTCAGATGTCCGCAGTCGGTTTGTGGCTCGTCAAGACACAGACCATCGGTAACGCTGTGTCTAGTGTTGCCGTTACTGGCGCTTTTTCAACGGATTACGACAACTACAAAATCATTATTAGCGGTGGTGTTTCAAGCGCCCAGACTTTTTTGACTTTGCAGTTAGGCGCTTCGACTACTGGTTACTACTACGCCAACTCTGGTGTCACTTATGCTGGCGTAGCTTTCGTTGGCGGTGCAAGCAACACCACAAGTTTCCAAGCAGGTTCAACGTTTATCGGTAACGGCCTTCAGGCAAACATCGAATTACAAAACCCATTTTTGGCTAAATACACATTTGCTCAATCATCAGGTATGAACACGACTTTTGCGACGCCTTCTGTCGGCTATCACGGCGTAGCAACTTCGTACACGGGCTTCACTATTGGCGTCACTTCAGGAACAATTACAGGCGGAACAATCAAAATTTACGGATACAGGAACTGATCATGACTAAACCAAATATTCAAATTGACGATGAAGTGCGTGAAATGACTGACGAGGAATACGCCGAACTTATTGCTAGCGGTTGGACAGAAGAACCGACCGACGAATGAAAACTCTTGCCGTAATCGCAGGACTAGCCATCGCGTTAATGTTTGTTGTTACCAGCTGCACTGATCGCACCCGTGAAAACTGTGATAGCAACCCAACAGCGACCAGGTGTCAACAATGAAACGCCTAACCAACAGCGAAATTAAAGCCCGACTAATACTCATCGTTGGTATTGCTTTAGCCGTTGCTTTTCTAGGTTCGACTGCAGCTCTGTTGTACGGCTTGCTGTTTGTAGTACAGCCGTTAGACGTGTCACCCAATGACGAATCTGCTTGGTCACTACTAAGCCCAATGATGTTGTTTTTAACTGGCGCCCTATCAGGAATCCTTGCCAGCAATGGCCTAAAAGATAAGGACAAACAAGATGACTAGTCGACCCTATACCGGCAACACTGACGCCGTACACGCCGCAAAACGTGAAGGCACCAAAGTATTTGTTGACTACTGCTGTTACCTATTTGGCGTAACCAATCTGGGCATTTTTAATGACCGAAACATGGTTGGCACAACCCCACCAAAAAAGTCTGTGCATGCCACCTGGCGAGCTGTAGACCTCAAAGGCACCCCTGAACAAAGGTTCAAACTGATTGACTTCCTATACACCCACCGTGACATTTTGTGCATAGAAGAAATCCACGATTATGCAGGCACTTACAAAAACAACCCCAAAGGTTGGGGCGCTGGCTACCGCTGTGACCGTGATGAATGGCGTGTGTACGACAAAAACACTATTGGCTCAAAAGGCGCCCAATGGGTGCATGTCGAAGTGGCACCACTTTTAGCCGACCACCCTGATGTTTGCCACCATGCATTTAAAACTATTATGGGTGCTTGACATAGACCTACCGAATCGGTAGACATACCCCGACCTGACCCCGACTGAAGGACACCAAAATGAATGTAAAGCGTTTTTTAGGTTTAGCCCTATTTACTTATTTAATCTGTGCAGCTATGGCCGTCGGTTTCCAAAAAGACACGCCACCTCAAATTTACGCTGTAGTACCAGCAACGATTACCCTGGGCGACTTGTCACCCCAGCAAATGCAGGACCGTGCCGTAGAGCTGACAACGACAACTACTAGCAGCACTACTACCACACAACCGACTACAACCGTGGTGGCAGTCCCCACAGACACACACTGCCAGGAATGGTTCTCTATTGCTATCGAAGTTGGTTGGCCCAACGACCCTGAAACACTCGAAAAGTTAGGTCGTCTACTCTGGAAAGAAACTCGTTGCCTTAACGTCACCCCACTATCCAGCGATCCAGCGTTACGAGCCGCTTTCAACGGTCACGACCACGGCATAGCCCAAATCAACGAAATCCACACCAAATATGTTGAACAACTATTCAACATGCCGTTTGCTGAAGCAATGTCAGACCCGACATTAAACCTGCGTTTTGCCTATTTGCTGTATTCAGACCTTGCCGAAACAGGTGCCTGTGGTTGGCGCCCCTGGAGTTTGTGCTAGCCAATGTTTAATGTTGACCGACCCGACTGGCAACAACTTGCAAACTGCAAAGGAATTGACACCAACCTGTTTTTTCCCAGTAGCGCCCTAGAAAGTGCAGCTGCCAAAGCAGCCATAAAACCCATATGCGACGCCTGCCCCGTATTCGACAACTGTTTTGCTTACGCCGTGTCATTTCCCGAAAAGGCTTTACAAGGCATTTGGGCGAACACCACCGAAGGCGACAGGCGCCGTATGCGCTACTCTGCAACACCAATTGGTTATCGTAGAAATATCCCGACAACATGAAAGGCCCGACCATGACAGAACAACTAGCAGAAATGACAGCTGCTATAGCCAAAGCCGAAATTGCTATGAAAGCAGCGGCCTGGCAGTTAGAAAAGCAAACCGAAGATATCGCAATGTTGCGCAAAGCCTTATTTGAACTGGCGTATGTCGCCGAAGAAAACGGTATCTATTTGTCGAATCTGACTAAAACCACGCAAGACGCCATTGTTGCTATGCGTCTAGGTGGCTTCAAATGAACGTCATACTGTGCCAAGAATGTCAAATGGAATTGCACCACCATGACACACGCTTGCAACCAATCCTTAAAGGCATATGCCTTGAATGTGGCCACAAAAGCAATTGGGAAGGTTTAACCCAAGCCGAACGTGCCAGGTGCAATGACCTGTTGAACTATTTACGCATGACGCCTGAGCAACGGCAAGCATTTGACAGAAATTTGGGCAGCTGATGGACTTGTCAAACTATGTCGACGTACCAACACGGTTTGCAGCTGCACTTGAACGCTGGCCTGAACTACGCATAGTGGAAAACCGACCCGAAGTCATTACTGTGGGCGACAAGGTTTTCATATCCGTAACCGTTCAAGCCTGGCGAACTCCAGACGACCCGATACCGGCACAAGGCACTGCATGGGAACCCATACCTGGGCTATCGCCGTTCACAAAAAATTCAGAGATGATGAACGCAAGCACCAGCGCCCTAGGCCGTGTGTTGGGTTTTATGATGAGTTTTGGCCACAAAATGGCTAGCGCCGAAGAAGTACGCAATCGTCAAGAAACCAGCACCCCAGCAACCCTTGTTAAACAGCCTCAAAATGCGCCCAGACAGGCGCTAGGCGCAAATGCCAGCAATGCACCGTCGGAAGCCCAATTGAAGTACCTACGAGGTTTAAATTATGAAGGCCCAGTGCCCGAAACTAGAGCTGACGCCACGGCCCTTATTAAAAGGCTGGCACCATAATGCCGTTAGTTACTTTGACGGACAGTCAAATGGCAATGGCTATTGAAGAAGCTGAACGGCGTATCGAATCAGGCCGCAATCTGACTTCACGCACATTTACAGGAATCACGCTAACTGAAGAACTCAAACAACAAATAGATGTTTTAGGCGCTGTCAGTGAACTAGCCGTGTCACTGTATTTACGTTTGCCGTGGACAGGCAAAGGCAAAATTGGCGCTAGCGATGTTGACCGGTACGAAGTACGAAGCAGTCAACGAAAAGAAGGCAAAGACTATTACCTGTATATCCGTGAATACGACAAAGACGCTGTGTACATCTACTGCGTAGTCGACAAGCCACAAGTAGTAATTGCAGGCTGGGCCACAGCTGCAGACGTCAGAACTAAAGGCCGTTTGCTGTATGAAGATAACCAGTGCTACGGCCTGCCCAGGCAAGAGCTATACCCAATGGAAACACTGCGATGAAAGAATCCTATTTTCAATCACAAGTAATCATGTTGGCTAAGTTGCACGGCTGGTTAGTTATGCACACCCGTGCTGTGGAAATCCGCCCTGGGGTGTGGAAAACACCATTTACTGGTCACGCTGGCTTCCCTGATCTAGTCCTGTGCCATGCTGATCGAGGCGTCATATTCGCCGAATTAAAAAGCAGTATTGGGACACTATCTACCAGCCAAGAATTATGGTTCAGCAAGTTGTCGTCAGCTGGTATGGAAGTCCACGTGTGGCGGCCTAAAGACATAGATTTCATATCCACCCGACTAGCCAGGAGACCCGACCATGACTGAATTTCACCAACCTATTAACCCAATTCGTATTTGGACTAAAGGCAGCAACCACCGCTTTGCCCACAATGTGTTTGCTATAGCTATATCAAACAGCGAACATGTCGAATACTTAACTGTGAACGGTCAGTTCATGCCAGTAACAGCAATCACCCATGCCGAAGTCCTGCTGAATGGACAATGGACAGCCATTCACACTGTAGAGATACGCCACCCAGCGACCTGATACAGTCCCAAAACAATTTCATTAGTCGCATGTGTGTGCCACGGTTGTAGGTGGTGGGCAGTAAACAGGGGAACCTGGGTAGACGCCTACGCACCGATGTAGGCGAACAGCGTTTCCAAACGGCACAAATGGCGATGGTTGACCCCTGAACAAAAATAGAACGGCTCCCAGTGCTACTTGCACGAATAGTGGGGAACACAAACCACCCAACCCTGTCATGTAGTACGAGGACAACCGCACAGGCGCCCTTCCTGTGTGGGCGTCAGTATCCCTTGACCTAAAGCCCTTGACCTAACATCAGTACAAAGGAGACCCGACAATGCCCAGAGAACACACAACCAATGACCTGACCTATCGACGCAACAGGCAAGCCCTGCTAGCAGGCAACCCACCATGCCATTGGTGTGGCCAACACGCAACCAAAGACAACCCATTAACAGCCGACCACCTAATAGAACATGACCGTGGTGGCAGTGATGACCTAGACAACCTTGTACCGGCATGCCGTAAATGCAACAGCAAACGTGGCGCCACATACAAAGGTAAAAGGGACGCAATACGCATTCAAAAGCGTAATGAAGCCGTAAACCATTTTTTTGACACGCCGGCTTTGCCCCCGACCCCATGCTCGGAAAACATTTTGGGGGAAACTGGCGGTAACCAGCCGGAACTGGCGGTGCTTCAAAAGCATTTGCCGAGACTCGAAACGGTTGGCCTGAACCAGCACAGTTACGGTGCAAGGGTTTCTGCCTGGGCTTCGGCGCACATGGGCATTGAACTTATGGACTGGCAAAAGCATGTGCTTGAAGGTCAGTTGTCGCATGACGGTAAAGGCAACTTGCAGTTTCGTGAAGCTCTTGTGTCGACTGCACGTCAGCAAGGTAAGTCTGTTGCATTGCAAGCACTGATCGGTTGGTGGCTTACTGAACTTGCGGCCATTCGAGGCAAGCCGCAGGCTGTGCTTTCGGTTGCTAACAAACTTGATAGGGCCGAAGCAATATTTGGGTTTATTGCCCCAATACTTGTTGACAAATTTGGGGGAAAAGCCGCTAACGCTATGGGCCGTAAGTCTGTAAAAATGCCTGACGGTTCTACCTGGGAAGTCAGAGCTGCAACACCAAACCTGCACGGCGGTAGTTACGACTGTATTTTAATTGACGAACTCTGGAACATTTCAGCAGCTGTAGTCGACGAAGCGTTAAGACCCAGCCAAATTGCCAGGGGTAACGGTGGACCACTACTTAGCATGTGGTCAACGGCAGGCGACGAAAGCAGCGCCTGCATGATTGCTTTTCGTGAAGCCGCCATATCTGAGATAGACAACGGCGATACCGGCAACGTCTATTTTGCTGAATATTCCATGGCGCCTGGTGCCGACCCCAGACTAGAAAGCAATTGGATTATGGCCAACCCAGCGATGGGGCAAACCGTGACCATTGAAGCTTTAAGGGCTGTCAGCAAAAAAGACAGTTTCCTACGCGCCCACTTAAATTGCTGGGTCAGCGCCAGGGGTAGTTGGATTTTGCCAGGCCACTGGGACAAACAAAAAACCGATATACCAATGCCACCAGGTGGGGTGTTGGCGGTTGACACCGACCTAACTGATGGGCGTTATGTGGGCGTCAGGTCATCAGTGCTTGAATCCAAAGCGCATGTGTGTGTCGAATTTATGGTGGATACCGAAGACGCAATGTGGGAAGAAGTAGAACGGGTCATGGCAGACACGGCCACCAGTCTGGTCATTACGCCAGCCTTGCATTTGCATTTGCCGAAAAGTTTGGAACGTCGAAGTAGCGTTATTGGTTACGGCGAACTATTGAAGTATTCGGGCCTTATTCAAAAGATGATTGTTGAAGGCAAGGTAAGGCACCGTGGTGAATTGTCTTTGGCTGAACATGTCAACAGGGCCGTCTTGACAAAAACGGGCGGTGGGGTAGTTCTGTCTAGTCAAAAGTCGCCTGGCCCGATAGAGCTGTGCCGGTGCATGGCATGGGCGATTGCCGAAAGTTCACGCCCCAAAGTTGTTGGCAAACCCATGTTTGCTGTGTCTAGGACACCGTGAACCCGTGCCACGCTAATGTTTGTCAAGTCCCTGTCCTGCGTCGGGCAGGGCAGGGACACACCCCCGATAGGAAAACACCATGGGTTTATTTACAAGTAACAAAGTGAACAAGGCGCAGATTTCGCCCCAGCCTGAACCTGCCGTGCAAGCAGCTGCGGTTGGTGGTGCTTATTACAGTTCACAAGTTGCAGGCCCAAACCTGATCGGTGACTGGTGGTCATACCAGGCTGGTGTCATGCGTAACCGTGCAATGTCCGTGGCCGCCATTAGTCGAAGCCGTGACCTCATGGCCTCAGTGCTAGCCAGCATGAAACTAAAAATGTACACCGAAGTTTGGAATGAGACAGACGGCGAAATGGAAGAAGTGCCGTTAGCGCCACGGTCCTGGCTACGCCAACTTGACCCTGAAATGCCAAACAACTTTTTGTACCCATGGATTTTTGACGATCTTTTCTTTTTTGGTCGTTGTTTTCTTTACATAACCAGTCGAACAAAAGACGGTTACATGGCTTCGGCCACCCGTTTGCCCCAGGGCAGTATTACGACACCTGACCAGAACGGCCCAGTGTGGTTTGGTAAAAGCAAAGAAATCTATTTCAACGGTGGCGCTATTGACCCCAAAGATGTTGTGCAGATTTACAGCCCAACACAAGGCATGATTTTTATGTCAGAAAACACAATAGCTACGGCCATAAAATTGTGTGACGCCAGGTATCGAAACGCTAGTAGCGCCATTCCTGCAGGCGTTCTCAAACAAACTGGTGGCGAACCATTGTCAGCAATTGAACTTGCACAGTTGGCAGAATCGTTTAATCAGGCACGGGCCACCAATCAGACAGCTGCACTAAACGAATTTTTGACGTACACAGAAACAACGGCCACACCTGACAAAATGCTGTTGATTGACGCAGCCGAATATCAGAGCAAAGAAATTGCAAACTTGTGCAATGTACCCCCGTATCTATTGGGTATTTCAACAGGTAGTTACGCATACACAAACAGTGCCGGTGCAAAATCTGACCTTTGGACTTTCGGCCTGTCAATGTACGCCGAAGCAATTGTGTCTGCCTTATCCCAGCAACTGCCCCGTGGCACCTATGTTTGTTGGGATACCGACGATTTTCTAGAAATGCAAGACGAAGAAATGTCAGTAATGCAACCAATGACCGACCAACCACAACCACAAGAAAACACACAAGAGGAATTAGCGACATGATTCGTTTTACTTCAAACACATTTGCTGTCGAAGCTGCAGGCCCAGACGGTGAAACACGCCGCACCATCACAGGAATTGCGGTTCCCTACAACACTTTTGCCACTGTCAGCGACGGCACCACCGTGCAGTTTGCTCCTGGTTCATTGCCCATTGACGGTAAAGCCCCACGCCTGTACATGTACCACGACTCAACCCAACCCGTGGGTTTGGTTGCCGAACGTGTCGACAGCCCTGAAGCCATGTACTTCACAGCCAAAGTATCAAACACCCGTGCAGGCGATGAAGCCCTAGTGCTTGCCAGCGACGGTGTTATTGACAGCGTGTCAGTTGGTGTCAATCCCACAGAATTTAAATATGACGACGCAGGCAACATGACCATTTTGGCAGCCGACTGGGTTGAACTATCCCTAGTCCCCACGCCTGCTTTTGCTGGTGCTACGATCAGTCAAGTAGCGGCGGAAGCGCCACAAGTCGAAGAAACAAAGGAAGAACCGAAAATGGAAAACAGCCCCGCAGTTGTTGAAGAAGTCGTAGTGCCAACAGCACCGATTTTTGCTAGCGCAAAGCGTGAACCACGCTTGCCGAACGCAGCAGAATTTGTGGCCGCAATGCACAAGGGCGGTATTGAAGCCGCTAACGCCAACAAAGTTTGGTCTGACTACCGTTCATTCCATCAGTCGGATATCACCGCAGCTGCTGGTGACGTCGTAACTTCCAATGTGCCTGGTGTTGTTCCCGTTCCGATTCTCGGCCCAGTGTTCCAGGACATTAACTACATCGCACCGTTGCTTACCGCAGTCGGCACCCGTGCCATGCCTGCTGGTGGCAGTGGTTCAACGTTCATTCGCCCGACTTGGACAACCCACCCGACAGTAAGCGAGCAAAGTTCACAGCTTGACGCAGTGTCAGCAACCACCAGCGTGATTGCCGCCAATACGGTCACAAAGAAAACTTTTGCTGGCGCCACCACCCTTTCGTACCAGACGGTGGACTTCACAGACCCAGCTGCTATGGCAATCATCATGCAAGACCTTGCCGGCCAATACCTTTTGGCAATTGACAACTACGCATGTGACACCCTTGTGTCAAGCGCAAGCAGTGACGGTGTATGGGACTTATCAGTGACTGACTTGCTCAAGTCGATCTACGATTGTGCAGTCACCACTGTTGCCGCAACCAACTACTTGCCAACCCATATCGCTGTTGACCCAAGCACCTGGGGCTTGATGATGCAGCTCGTCGACGATAACAAGCGCCCGATTTTCGGTTACACGGGCGGTGGCCTCAACGGTTACAACACCATTGGTAAGGGCGACGCCACCCAGTGGCAGGGTTCAAACCCGTTGGGCTTGCAGATCATTGTTGACAAGAATTTTGCCGCCAAGACCATGGTGATTTTCAACAGCAATGCCTACGAAATCTACAGGGCCGACCGTGGCCTGCTTTCGGTTGAGAACCCCAGCACGGTTTCACGCACCATGAGTATGTTTGGTTATGCGGCAGTTTTTGCGGCCAACAGCTCAATGATTCGCAAAATCACCCAGGCTTAGTCGAAAGGCGGTTAGCCGCCCATGGCTGTATACCAGGTTATTTTTCATCAGCGTTTAGACGATTACGCAGTAGTTCAAACGTTGACAGAACCCGACTTAGATTTGGGTTTACCGTTCACGCTTGCTGGCTTAGGTCACGGTTTGAACGGTACACACAACGTTTACGCTTTGCCTGGCTACCTGTTCACTGGTGTTACCAGTAGTGGTGATCTCACATTCGATTACAACTACCCAATAGAAAATCAAGTGCTTTTCTATGATGAAGGCGACGACCTTGACCGCACAGCTGCAATACCGCAAGGCACCCTGACATCCACGGAAATCTGTACTTGGATTACAGGCACACAGATAGGCACCTGGCTAGGCATTGCTTTGGCTGGTGTTGACGAAACAGCCTTTTTAACTCAGTGTGCCTCAAGCGCCAACAACTTCATTTTTCGTAGACGTCAGGAATCTGGTTACACGGATTCTTTAACCACCGTGCCTAGTGCCGATGTCGAATTAGCGACCATTATGATGGGTGGCTCAATTTACAGACAACGTGGCGCCATTGACCAATTCGCAAGTTTTAGCGACATGGGCACAGCTGCAGTTTCGGGCCTGTCGCCGTTAATCAAACAGTTAGCCGGTATCCCACGGCCAGCGGTTGCATAATGACTGTTTACACCGACCTGTTCAATGAGG